AAGCAGACCGCCCGTGAAGGTCTCTATGCTTCCGACGTCATCGGTGGCCGCTACCAGGTCCTCGAGTCCGATGTTTTCCGGGCCTCGTACTTCGTGTACGACCTGGCCAAGGACGACATGCTCCGCTCTCGGGATGGCAGCTGCAAGTACTTTGACGATCTGGCTTCGGCCATGGCGGTGGCCGAGGGTGCCGCTCCTGCTGAGGCGCCGAAGACCAAGGTGGCTAAGGAACCCAAGGCTCCCAAGGCACCGAAGGCCGCTAAGGAACTCAAGGTGGTCGAGCCCAAGTCGACCGAACCGAAGGTCAAGAAGCCGTCGGCCAACTCGATGATCATCGACCTCATCAAGACCACCAAGCTCTCCGACGACGAGATCTCGGCGGAAATTGTGAAGCTCTTCCCCGACTGCAAGACCTGCAAGCCTTACGACGTGAAGTACCGCCGCCGTAAGGTTGACGCGGGCGAGCTCTAAGACTCGGTCTTAACTCATCTTACGGGAGGTTGATATGCTTATTTTTTCAACTAGCATGTTCGATTACGACCGTAAGACCAAGACTTTTTATACGGATGCATCCACACTTGAGGCCAACAACCCAGCCCGGCGACTTGACTTTGAAGGTGGTCGGTGGTGCATCCGTCTTCGATCACACAAGACCGGACTTGTTGTTAAATTTGTTCGTACCAACGAAATTAGAAATAGTGAAGGTGAACTTATGGCAGTTGTTTTTACCGGCACCGATAGCCACAGCGATCTAAGTCTAAGTATTTTGAATGACTAATGCTTATAACCTTAGTCAACGTTCCGAGTAAATTTGATACGTGTGAGCTATTCAACGCCATAGTTTTTTATGGCGAAAAGCTCATGAGTAAACGCATGCTTCTCGGAATAGAACTGAGGGTCGTGTTTATACCTAAGCTTGAAGCTCACTATAATACAGTAGGTGATTGTACGTGGGAGGATGATAATATCCGTCCCCGTGAATTTGTTATTCGTCTTGATGCTGACATGGGCAAGAGGAAGATGCTTATTGCACTTGCTCATGAAATGGTTCATGTAAAGCAGTATGCTAAGTGTGAAATGCGGGATATGATGCGCTGCAGTCACACTAAATGGTACCGCGAAACAGTAAATACAGATGATATAAACTACTGGGACTTACCATGGGAAATTGAGGCCCATGGCCGTGAGGCAGGTTTATACGTACGATTCAAGCAACATTGGATGAAAGAAGGAAAAAATGCGAAAGCCGCCTGTAAAGCGGAACCCGATAGCCCGGGCTCTACGCACACCCTTATTCTCAAAGAGGGTGGTGAAGAACAAGAAGACTTATAACCGAAAACAAAAAGGGTCAGATCCACTAAGGACTGACCCTTTTCAGTATGTAGTCTAAGGCGCATCTACCATTAGGTACTGCGCCTTTTTGTTTATCTGGTGATTGTTGGCCTCGAGTACAGCTCGAGCTTTTTCCAGCTGTAAGACACACTTACGAATGGTATCCCTCACAACGGCATCATTAGTATCGTCTTCCAGGTCAAGTAAAGCCGCTTGCAAATTTGCATCAACGGATTTATCTATAATCATAGTAAGCCCGTCCATTTCCTTTTCTTCCGGTTCTGGAAATAGAAGTTCTGTAACTTCTTGTAGAGCCGAATCTCTAAGTATTACAGGCTTTGGGTAAAATTTATTCATAATATATTGTTTAATCACTGGTCTAGCTTCTTCTTTCCTATGGTGTACTTGGATTCTAGAATCCATTCCGCCTTTTCTTTAAAGGGAATAATCTTAATGCTGGAAATTTTAGCCTTAGGCTCTTGGTACTTATCAGCTGATACTATAAGCAGCAGTCCCCATTCCTCTAGAAGATGAGCAATGGCATTTCGCCTACTCATGTCTTCTTCGGTGAAGTCGGACTGCTTGCCATCTAGCAAGAAAAGCTCTTTGAAGTGTACTAGGTAGTACTTTCCACGCTTGTGTAGAATATGACAGGATTGATATAACTTCTTTTCTTTTCTAGAGGCTATACCAATCCGTGTCAAGGTTTCCTTCACCTTGAGGAAGTCTTCATTATTGGTTAGTTGTATCTCTAAGAAGGTGTCGGTCAAGCTCATGGTAGTACCCCATACTGTTTTTACTTATTTATTTTTTAGCATTCTTTGTGTCGGGATATACATAGCGCTCAAGGAAGTCCTTCTTTTGGTCATCAGATAGGACAGACCAGAATTGCTTGGTCCTCTTTAGATTATACTGTGTAACTCCTGCCACATCTTTAAGAATCTTAAGTTCTTTCTTTTCAGATTCAGACCGCTTAAGCCACCCACCTTGCTTCCATCGCTTACGCTTTTGCACGCTATAAAACAAATAGTCGTGCTGCATACGCTTATCTAGATGATAGTTCATATTCAAGAACTCACCCGCCACAAACGTATCAGTAAAGATTGTCATGGCACGGTTGAGTGTATAAGGATCATATTCGGAAGCAGTATCATCAGCATAGAGATACTGCTTACCAAAGTTAATATCATTTACATAGTCAAAGACATTAAACTTCTTTTCTACTTCAACATCAACTGTAACTGCCTTCACCCTACCAAAGAGGGTGGAGACAGCACCAGTATCAACAACAGGTTCCTTCTTTGGAGCTACCTTCTTTTTCACTTTGCCCACTCACAGCGCATCATCACTTCCACAAAGAAAGCAATGAGATTAATCTCATGATCAGCCACAAAGGCCGCCTTGTACTGATAGTCGGCAATGATTACCACAAGTTCCGGGATGGACTTCTTGTCAACAAGTTCAAATGCACCTTCGTAGACCGATCGGAATACGTTGACCTGCTCTTGATCCGAATTGTCATGCACCCACTTCCGGATGGCATCAAAGTCCTTCTTCTTACATGCTTCAAGCACCTGACGGACCGTAAGATCCTGGAAGTTGGTAAGAATACCGGAGTCGATTGCACCACTGGCGCTATAGCGCTGAAGTTCATTAAGAACTCGACGCCAGTCAGGGAAGTGCTTCTGGATAACAGTACCGACAACAGTACGGTCGTACTTGACCTGTTCCTTCTCTAGAATAGTCTCCGTGCGCTTGAAGAACTGAGACGCCAGCTTAGGCTTGCAACCCTTAGGAACCACAAAGTCAATTACAGAACACCGAGAGTGAAGCGGCTTGATGATACGATTCTTGTAATTGCAAGTCAGAATGAAGCCGCAGTTCTTAGAAAACTCTTCCATAAAGTTACGAAGAGCCGGCTGAGTAGAATTCTGATTGAGGTAATCAGCCTCGTCAAGAATCACATACTTACGGCCACCCTGAAGAGAGACCGACGATGCAAAGGTGAGAATCTCATTTCGAAGGGTGTCGATGTTGCCATTCATTGAGCCGTTGATCACAATGTAGTCACACCCAAGCTCTTCAAGCATGGCACGTGCTACAGTTGTCTTGCCGACACCTGCACTACCAGACAGCAACAAGTTAGGAATATTCTTTTGATCAACAAAAGTCTGAAAAATTGTCTTAAGCTCAGTCGGCAGAATAGTATCACTAATCTTCTTAGGGCGATACTTTTCCACCCACAGGAATTGCTCGAGCATATTCAGCCCTCAATCTTGATCATGAGATGATTCTGTAGATTTGTCATTCCATAGGGTTCTACCGAAACGGTTACAGTTTCATTATACTCATATGACTTCTCAACTGGCACATATTTCCTTGTTTCAAAGTCATACTTCTGATGCATATAAGTGTGGGTCAGCTTATTGCCAGTAAGCTCGGTCTTAGTCTCATGAATACCACGAACTCGAGTTAGCACAACCTTACCCTTCTTATTTTTATAAACGCCATCAAACCAGCCCTTGCCCATATGGACACTATAGCCGTGAGTGACGTATGCAACTCGGTCGCCAGGATTAATAGTCTGACCAATCGAGTTGATGAACGGCTCGGCCACAAACGTATTGATAGTCTTACCCATGTCACATATCTCCATTATAAAGAAGGGGAAGTAGTATCATTATACCACCTCCCCTGATGTTTGTCAACTTTTAGTCAACCAGAACCCAGTCTTCGCTGAGTAGATCTGCTTGACTTGCAAGCCAGGGAACAACATACCCCTGCGCAGTCATCATATCAATATGTGGATGATAAGTGACCTGAGTTCCTTCCGGGAAGATACCAAGAAGAGGAGCACGATTAACGGCAAACTGAGAGCCTGGAACGAGGTAAAGAAACATGTTCTTCCCATTCCACCCACTACGTGCTACACGCTTACCGAGCTTAATTGCATCTAGAGCCTGACCAAAATTCATAATGTATATCCTTAGAAAGTAGAAGAGGCTTCAACCGCCACAAAATAGGTAGCCTCAACTCCAACAAATTGAGAGATACCCTTCGAAGAGATCCTGACCTGATAGTCGCCATCAATCAGCTTGATGTTCTCTGCTCGGAATACAGCACGGAAAGTCCGATCAGTATCACCAAGTCCGACACTGAATGCATCCGCCGAAGGATTCTTCACATCAATAGCCTGAATGGTAAGTTCAGTACCGTCACCAACAATAGCAAGTTCCGGAAGTCCCAGAACACTCATGGCCTTCAGCACGTCCTGAAAAGCCTTATTGGTAATCAAACACTCGACCTCGACAGAAGGAAGCTTGATATCCTTCTCGGGAGGCGCCAGGATAATGGCGGGATCGCTATAGTGATAAGTGATGGCAGACTTGCCACCACGAATTACAGCAGCACCATCACCAAACTCAACGTCTGGGTCCTGGAAGAGAGACAAAGCGCTAAGGAATCGGTTTAGTGCATAGATAGGCACCTGTCGATCAAACGTGTCAGGCACGGTGGCCTTAGCAAGAACAGTCTTGTTTGCCGCAATCGAAGCCAGGACATTACCTGGCTTGATCACGATGGACGGATTGATAGTAGAAAAATTCTTCAGAATTTGAATAGTCTTAGGGGAAAGCTTCAAGTCAAATCTCCATCATATAGGGTGTGTACAAAGCCATTATACACTACTTCTTTGGCTTCCTCAACATAGAAGCGTCGGCCGTAGCAGGTGCTCCGATCTGAGCAAGATCAACAAGAGAGCCACCGAAGATATAAGAGCCAACATGCTGCAGCTTCATCCAAGGGCAGTAATAAATCTTGCGATCGATTTCCTGTAGCTTCTGGCAGAACCAGTAGTCTTCAGACAAATAGCGCTTCGACTTCGGATCAATCTCAGCCTGGAAATACTGCATAATCTCACGGCTGCCGTCAAAGTGCTCGGTACGAACATGATCCGGCTTATAGCTATACTGAGGATATGCCTCATTGAACTTCTCAAATGCAGAGCGCCTAGTCATCATGAAGCCTGTGCCGACTTCGGAGACTTCAACCGGCTGATCAATTCGAATGGAACCAGCGCCAGCCTTGGGGTTGAAGACATAGTCACCAACATAGCGCTCAAGGACATTGGGATCTTCATCCGCCATACCCTTGTCAACTGCCATCTTGATCTTTTCCCACGAGATGCACTTCTTAGGATAAGGACCGGCAAGGACGTCATATTCAGACTCATCAGACTGAAGAGCCAACATTGCTAGAACATCACGAGGATCAAAGCCAATGTCGGAGTCGATGAACATGAGATGATCGGCATCTGAGCGCATAAACTCGTCAACAATATAGTTTCGAGCACGCGTGATCAAACTCTCGTTAAACAAAAAGTAAGAACGCATATTGATACCATGATTGGTACACATGGCAGTCAAATCAGCTACAGACTTAGTGAACATACCAGCACACTGCCCGCCGTACATGGGCACGCCAAGAAATAGCTTACGCTTACGCAGTTCTTCAATTGAGATAGAAATTTCCATTACTTATCCTTTTCATAATGTGTGTTGTGGTAGTTCAAAGCAAGTACAGTATAGTGAAGGACCTTCATTAAGTCATCCTTACTATGACCATTCTTCTTACCGTATCTTGATGCATACTTGATGATATTGCCCATGTAGAATCCTTCCCCATGTCCTGACGAGACTATAAGGTCTTGTGCTTGGACACGGTCACCGTAGTGACTACCATAGGACTTTTTGATATATGCATGGAGTTCGTCTAGGATATTACCCTCGTTATACTTGAACGGGGAGTCCTTCAACTGTGGATATTTATCACTCAAATCCATCGGTATCCTTTCCAAAGGTATTGCTAAATGTAACTTTTTGCTCCAATTCACGAGCATCCTTCTTGTAGAGCTTCCTGTACTTGTTGTTGGAGCTAATGACTTCCTTCAACACAGTCATATCTACACCAAGACCATCTGCAAAGTGAGCCAAAGCAGATGTATCCTTAGGGAAACAAGCTCCACCATAGCCACGCTTACCATCAAAGCCTGGAACGGTTGTATGAGAGCGACCAACACGGCTATCAGCCGTAATAGCGCCTACAACCTTACCGAAATTAGATCCATGCTTGTTGACGACGTCGTAAAACTGATTGAACCACAAGACCTTACTTGCAAGATAGCTGTTAATGCCATACTTAACAAAACTTGCTTCTACTGCGGTCATATGATATGTCGGGCAAGGCTTACAGATGCTATAGAACT